CTACGATGCTAAAGTTTACCATCCCTGGACGATGTTCAAAATGTAATCCTGTACGCAACGGAAATATACTTTGTGTTAAAATATCAGACAAGAAGTTATGTGCATCTTCAGGAAGTGTCCATTCGTTAGACTTAATATGTGTTTTGCCTTCCCAAACATCATTGCCGTTGCAGTTGTAAACACGTTTACATAAATTGTAGGTAGGTTCACTAATTTGTTCTACGGTTTTAGGTTTGTCACTTCCAGTAACCAAGTATACATGATTGCTTAAACAAAATGTATTAAAAAATGCTTTAAAGTTTAGATCAATAATGCCTCTACTAGGCGTTAGTGTTCCGTCTACATCAAATATAAATTTATTCACAGACTCGTTTCCTTAAATCGCTTGAGCTAAATCTATGATCTCGCTTGTTAAAATATAAATCAATATCACGTTTTCGACAAATATCTTTACCAGTAAAGTCTTTATCGCGATATTCTTCTCCTAGTATGCGTACATCAATGTTATACATACTAAGAATATCTTCTAAGTCACCTTCAGTAACATACGGAATAATTTCATCTACATAACTAACTGCTTTTAGTTGAGTGTAACGCTCGACAACAGTCTGTATAGGTTTATTTTTTTCAGGACGATCTAATGTAGGATCAACTTGCAATCCACAAATAAGATAATCGCATTGGTCTTTTGCATCACGTAGCATTTGTACGTGTCCTGCGTGTAACAAATCAAATGCTGAACAAGTAAATCCTACAGTCATTTAGTGCCTCTTGTACCATCAAATACACAAATAAAGTAGCAACCTTCAACGCCAGCATGAACACGATGAAATACACCATCTTCAATTAGTACAGTATCACCTTCGATAACGTCAAATGTGTTATCGTCTAGTTCCATTCGTCCTCGTCCTTTAATAAACATATACACTTCTTCTTGTCCTTTGTGTTTATGTCCACTTGTACTTTTGTTTGGATTTAATTTAGTACTGCTAACAATTAGATTTTTTAATGTTGTATTGTCTTTAACGACATATCGGTCGTCTGCTTTAACAATAGCGCCGCCAATATCCCATCCCTCAAGTTTCATTAGTTTCTCCTAGAATGTTTTTTATTATTATTTAGGTTTTCTTGCTTGATTTCTAACAATTCTTTGATGTCTTGAAGTTGAAATAATACTTCTTCAATCATATCAAGGTCTCGTTTCTTTTCAGTATCAAGCAAAACCTTTACTTCTATTTCCATATTAGTCTCCAAAGTCAAACAAACTATTGAAAGTAGTGTGCTGTTTAGTATCTTCTAGATCATAATTTAGCACACCAATCAAGTTGTCTAACTTATTATCAATAATAGTTTCTGCCATAGCTGCATCGTCAAATGGCAGTTCTTTAAACCACTCTGGCAAACGGAGCTCATCTGTAGGATATGCTACTGACGTGTACCCTAGTGGATTTTGTTTTAGTTTACAAACAATAACTTTCATACCGTCAACGATTTCTTGTGAGTATTTGTCACCGTTCATACGTTTCAGTGTATTCCAGTTAATGCTTGCCCGTACATGGCCCGGCATATTTGCCTTGCCTTGCTTTTGTTCTAGTCTTTGGTAATGTCCAATCTTGTTTGCACGTTTAGGAGAACCTTTCTCCCAACCCGGCATTTCTTGAAAGTCCTTACGGAATTGTGTAATACGTTCTAGTACTTCTTTTTCAGGCTTATCAGTAAGCACCATAAGCAGTAGCTCGCTCAAAAACTTTTGCATAAACACAGGAGTATCTGATCTACGCAAGTCTAAGCCCATTGCTTTTACTTTGCCTGGCTTGCCATCTACGTCTGTTCTAAAGCCTTCGTTGTCAATTACCAATGCCGCATAACGCTTCTTGGTAATGTACAAGCCGCTTTGTGCAACAATTTCTCTACCTGCCGCAATAACATCTGAACGACTCTTTGGACAATGGAATGCCTGCGCCATAAACTTTTCAAATGTAGTGTTTGCTTGTTCTGCAACTTGATCATACAGTGTAATACACTTTTCAATGTTCCAATCGAGCTTGCCTGACTCTACATCCTCTTGCAATACGGGCCATGCACTAAAGTAAACAGAGTCTGTGTCACCATAGATAACACTCTTACCTACGTGATCATATTCGCCTGTAATAACCTTGTTAACTTCAGCACTCATATGTTTAACAATCTGTCTACCAGTAAGTGTAGTTGACTGTCCGATACGTTTATCAAAGAATCTACAGCCTGGATTTAGAATAGCACCATACAGTGAGTTCAAGTTAATCTTTTTAACCAGCTGTCGTTTATCCCAATATTCTATTTCTGCACTGTTGTTAGCATCTTTTGCTTTCTTTAGCATCTTTTGCAGATCCTTACGTTCTGCATACCAACGCTTTAGAATACCTGGAATAACACCTTCGAACTCTGTTGTAAAGATTGTGCCATTTGCACTTAGCATCCATGGCATTTGCGAATCAAAGATAAGTTGATAAACCTCTGCACCCGACAATACATCACTGCGTCCATCTTCCCAGTCTACAGTTAGTGCAACGTCTTTGCGTTGGTCCATTACTGCTTCGTATTCTTCTGTACTAAAACGTCCTTCCCAGCTACCTGCGAAAGATTTTTTCTTTAGCGTCATGTCTTCGTGTACACGGGCGTCTGAAATCTCTGGACGAATCTGTCCTATAATAGTTTCTGGAGCCATATTCAATGCACGAATCACTGAAGGATACAGTGAGTTCAAGTCCATTGAGCCAATGTACTTGTGCAAACCTTTTTTAGGAAACGCAACATAAGCACCTGCGGCTTGTGTACTTTCACTATCGTCACGTTTAGGTCTGTTAGGTACTTGTAGTCCGCGATTGTGTGCTTCGTTGATAATACCTTGCTCTGTAACAGCAACAGCACCCATAGTGGTCTGTAGCAACACCGTATTTTCGTGTGCAATTGAATTAGAAAGATCAATAAATCTTAGTTTTTTGTCCAGCTTGTCCAGTAGTGCGGTATCTTGTATGTTGTATTCGATGAACTTTCTAAAGTCATTGTTGTACAACTGGTCCAAAGTGCCTTCATAAGGGACTTTATTTTCACCAACTTCGATCTCACCAATAGCATCAAGTCTGTAGCTGTGTCTTTCTTCATATGTGTATTTACGATATAATTCCAAACTATCTAAATGCACTCTACCTATTAGGTCAAAGGTAACAGCTGATTTGCCATACTTTTCATATTCACGCTTCTTAGGTAACTGTCCCCACAAACAGAAACGTCTAGTGTCGTCTTTGCTCAGTACACGACTTACACGATTAACTGTATACGGAATATCATAACCTTCACTGTTCCAACCTGACAAAATATCTGCATCTTGTATCAAGTCTAAGAACGTGTTTAGCATTTCACCTTCATCTTCAAACAGTACAACACCTTCTAAGCCTTCAACTTCTTTTTGTGCCTGCTCCATTGTAAGTGTTTTAGGTGGAACAGCAAGACATACCATTGTCTCTAGCCATTGCAAATAAACAGATACAGATGTAATGCCCATAAACGGATCTGCTGGATCAGCAAAGCCACGTTCTGGGTCAAAGTCTGTTTCAATATCGAAAAATGCAATGTTTAGTTTAGGTGCATCTTGGTTGAGATAGTTCTCACTTAAACACTGGAAGATTGGATTAATGTCGCTTTCAAACAAGTTCTTGCCTTTGTTAATAGCAACTTCTTTTCGAAAGTCTTTGGTATTCTTACATACAATACGACTTAGAGGATCTCCGTACACGCTCTTATACTTACCGCGTGGATCCTCATAATAAAATGTATATTTTGCAGGGTATTCTGTGTAGTGTCTTTTACCATCACGGCGTTCGACTACTCGAATAATATCTTGATCACGATCAAACATCGCATCAACGTATGGCATTCATTTCTCCTTCGTTGCTTGTGGCCAACTTAACCTTCATACTTGCTCGACAATCGTCATTGAGCGTAATTCTATTTATTGTGCAAACAATCCTACCAAATAGATTATGGTTAGTCCTGCATTTAGCACTATCAAACTCTTTTCTTTCCAAAGTACACCTATTGCTACCCACATGAAGTTTGCTACTGTAAACGCATAATGATGAATATTACCGGGTAAATCAAAAAACATTGGTTGCGAAGGATACAAACTTGCTACTGTCGCGGCAAGAATTAATGATGCTGTTGCAATCCAGGCTAATTTTTGATATGGTTTAGGTTGTATTGTCATGGGTCACAGTCTCTTACATGTGTAAAATTTATATTATACGCGATTATTGTCTTTCTGTCAAGTAATAAATTTGGTTTAGATCTGTGTAATAGCATACTAGGAAAAGAAACAATATCGCCTTCTTCTGCTTCGTATTCTATTTCATTTCTATTTAGATCAAGTATTTGTGTTTTACTGTCTTTAGACGGTAATTCCAAAAAGTAAACATTTGCCCAATGGCATGAATCATGTACATGCCAGCCATGTGTGTCACCTTTTTGATATTGTTGAAACCACATATCTGTTAGTTGTAACGCACTACCTCTATTAAATGTCTTTTGAGATTGTGCTAGTATATGTGGCATTAATAACTGTTGATAATCTGGTTGTCCTAGTGGAAGATTTAAATTCCAATCGGTATTAGTAATGCTATCGTCTGCTCTTTCTTCGTCAGATTGTGCAGATTCTATAAGTGTTAATAACTGATCCTTTAACTGATCATGCATATAAAAGCGATTAATCAGTATAGGTATATTAACATCTACCACCATCCAATTGCTACTCCAAATCCAAACACATTAACAAAGCCAAAGTATGTAGTTAGCATCATAGGCCATGCAAGTTTACGTCTATAATACGCATAAACCGCAGTCCAAGAACCTATAAAAAATCCTGGATATACATAACGCATATCAGGTGCGTCTGCCGTGAGTGCTAGAGTTAAACTAGCACCCACAGTAAACACAAAACTTACAAGTTCAAAGTAAAACGCTACATGATCGCTATAATAACTATCTAGCCAAAAGTCTTTTATTCGATTAATCACTTATCATAACCAAGTGTGACGATGAGAGTTTCCAAATCATCGTATGCATCTGCATGTTGATCCCAATCACGTTTCTGCGCAATTTTAATTGCTTTATTAATCAATGATGGTTTCATATCTAGTTCTTCTGCTACTGCTTTTACAGTATCTTTTAATCCTGTTTGCAAGTCTTCAACTTCTTGCATAACAGTTACGCCTTCGCGAACAATTCGCTCTAGCTTGGCCTTTTCTTCAGCGCCATAGGTACGACTACTCATAGGTTTCTCCTGTTGTTAGTTTATACTATTATATGAGATTATTTAGATAAAGTCAACCACTAAAACACTTTTTTGTTATCAAAAGCTCTATGCCATCCAAAAAATTGTGCTTTGTAGTCGCTGTGGTCGTCCGAACTTAGATTTTCCCATTCGGACTTTCTTTTGATGAGTTGGCGAGCGCCATCCTCCCAATCTGTATTTTCTATTATGTTTTCTAGTTTCATTCTTGCCTCTTGTGCCTCTTCTATAGTGTCGAAGTCTTGTTCTATGTGTATTACTTCCATAACTACATCGTGTGTTACATAGTCTAATGAAAAGTCTACACCCCATTTGGGTTTAATATTTAAAAGTTTTTGTAGTATTGGTCTTTGTTTTGATACTTCTTCTATTTGTTTTCTAGCTTCACCTGCAAATGCATAACGTGTTAGTAGCATACAATGGTCTAACACAAGACCTTCTTCCGCATCATCTAGATCTTTGTACCATTCTTGTACTGGTGCTATGTGAAACTGTATATCTCTATTTAGGGTTACACCGTTAATTTCATAATGCATGTGTTCAAGCGGCGTAGGTATCTCGTAGCCATCTTTGTCAAAGTCTTTAAACTTTAGGGTTTCAACTAGTTGTCGTGCTATTGGTGTTTCAAGGTATGGATGATTTTCAAATTTTGGTTCTAAATTTGTTAGTCTCATTCATTATTCTTCTTAGATTGGACACTCCGGCCAATCAGGATTTGCAAATTCGCGATCAGCCCTCCTTATCCATCCAAATAAGTCTTGTGCTAGTTTTTCCTTTGTTACTGGAAGATTAGATTTCCATTTATTGTATATCATAGTTAAATATTGACCTATAACATGATCTACATTTTCATTTGGTCCTGCACATCGAAATTTATTAGCAAATTCCTCTCCCTTCATTTCCATTATGCGAGGAAGGATTTCATTAAAAATAGAATCTATTTCTTCAACTGTAGTAAATTGATCTGGTGCATTAGGAATTAGATCTAAAATATTTTGAAGACTTTGTTCTGTACCTGGGAACGCATCTTGTTCACCGTCGGCGCCTAAATTAGGAAAACTTGTTGATACTGCAATGTCAGCTTTTGGTGCTAACAACTGATATATTTCTGCAAAACCTGAATTCGGACTTGGATGATTCATACCATAAGTTCTAGCTTTTGAATTCCAATCCCACTCGTTCATATAGGTAGGCATTTCTTTACCAATAATACCATTTATTTCTCTCATTCTTGATCTTAATGCACGTTCGTTTGCACTTGCATACATTCTACCTCTTTCGGTATTGGCAAGAAACCAAGCAATAATATTCAACCATTGAGTTTCGTCAAATGCATTTGCAAGATCTTGTGCATTTTGTACTTGCGATTCTTGTTCGGCTATGATACTATAAATCTTCATTATGCACCCTCTAACATATTTTCGTATGCATATATCAATGCATCAGCTATAGGTCGTAATTCTTCGTTCATTGGGAATGTAAAAAAAGCATTTGTGCGCTGCTCGCCTTGCGAATTAGTAAAGTCTCCTTTAATTCGAATACTACGGTCAGCACGAGGAGAATTAATTATTACATTAGAAATTATTTGTTCACCCATTTGTAGTGTAATATCATTAATAGAATTAACTGTTAATTTCCAAGTTGAGTTTTCGCCGAATGTACCTGTTAATTCGTTACCGTTTCTTTCACCCCAATCAAATGTTGCAGTATTAGCACCTTCAGGAGTATAATACCATCCTCTTGTTGCTCTATCTCCAGTATCTCGGAATACATATTTTGAATTGTTTTCGCCAAATATTCTAGTTCTAACAGCACCGGATATATCTAATTGTCTCGGATTTACTGGAATAAAGTGTTCGGCATTTATTCTTTGCATTTGTTCTGCAAACTGAGGAATAAAAAATAAATTTCTATTCAGTGCTGTTCTTAGAATATCGATTAAATCTTCATCGTATTCTTGTTTATATGCAGTAACTACATCTTCCCATTCGTCTGGACTGTTGTCTGCAACTCTTGATAAACCATCAACAACTTGTTCACGATCGATTCTAAATACACCGTCTTCTATACCATCGTTTAGTATTCTAGCAATTAGAGTTGCTTCTCTACTCGGTGCTGCGGTTTGCTCGCCTCCACCTTTGTGTTCATTTGCCCAATCTAGTGCAGATTGTACATTATCAAATGTTTCTGATTTAGTTGCATTATCGCCTGGTGGCAGAACATACCATTCATTTTCGTCACGGTTTTTCCAAAGTTCGTAACCTTCTGGCCATCCTTCAGGTAAGTCGTTGTTTAGAATCGCTTCCCAGGCTTCTTCTCTATCATTACCTGTAACTTCTGGATTACTAGTACTACCAACAGGAGTAATAGATCCGTTTGACATGCTAACAATGTTTGGTGCAGGCTCTGCACTCATGTCTTTAACCCAGTCGTTGAGTAATGTTCTAGCATTAATTAGCATTTGTTTTCTAGCATCACTGAGCGCAAAGTTTTCTCCAGCAGCACCTACAAATTTATCAACAGCAATTATTGATCCTGTAAGTTCTCCTAGCTGAGCAGAATTTAATTCTTCAAATATAAAGGTTTCTTCTAGCATTTTGCTGATAGAACTTTTATATTGTATAGATGAATTCTCAGTTGAATTTGCTGCAACTAGCCTTTCAATTGTACTAAACAGTTGTTCAACTTGTTTTAGTGCATTTAGAGTATCAGGACCAAAGTCGCCATCAATATCGATATTTGGTTCGATATCAGGAGCAGTTGCTTGATCTGGGTATGTGGCTTGATACATTCTATTGAATGCAGTTTGAAAATCTCTTACTGCTTGTCTAGTAGCGGCAGAATATTCTTCGCTATCTGCTTGTACATTAGTAAAGCCTAAATTAGATAAGCGTGTGTTTAATTCTTTAATTGCACCTACTGCTTCTGGATTATTTGCAAGTCCACCTTGATTTGCTCCAGGAGCAACAAAGTCATCTAAACTGTTTCTATAATTAGTTGCAAGTGCTGAGTTAGCTGCTGCTAGATCGCCACCTGCTGCAACTGCGTTTGCATCGCCACCTGCTGCAACTGCGTTTGCATCGCCACCTGCTGCAACTGCGTTTGCATCGCCACCTGCTGCAACTGCTGCTGCACCATTATCTACTGGATTTAAAGGTCCGCTTCCGTCAGCTTTCATTATAGTAGCATCTGGAAACGCTGTACTTAAATTTTCTGCATCTCCACGTATTCTAACATACTCGCCACGGCGTTCGATATCTATATAAGGCTTTTCATCTCTACCAGCAAAGTTTATCCAAGCTATATCGTTAGGATTTCCACTTTGCAAATGTCCTGTTCTTGTTGGAGTTCTAGTAGCGTTACC